CAGAACGAAACGACACGTTAGTAGCAAGACCACCAAAAAGAATGAAAAATGAAGGATTTTTAGAACCAAGATAACTATGGCATACGTATTATTTATATCAGAACAGAAACTAAAAGACAGCACGGCTATTAATCTAAATGTAGATGTAGATTTACTACTTCCGTTTGTAAAAGAGGCACAAAAGTTGTATGTTGAAACTATATTAGGTACTGAGTTGACACAAAAACTTAAAGATTTAATTACAGCAGGAACTATTGGTAATGTAGCTAACGCTGCTTACAAAACTTTACTAGATGATTACATTGGAGATATGCTACCTGGATATTCTCTTTATCACGCTTTACCTTATTTAAGGTTTAAAGTAGAAAATGGTAATATATACTCAAAGACTAGCGAAACAGGAACAGCTCTTAGTACAGAAGAGGCACAACATTTTAGAGAGGAAGTTTTAAATACAGCATCTTATTATAGAGAAAGAGCCATAGACTATATTACAAATAACATATCTAGCTTTCCTGAATATTCTACAAATTCTGGTGCAGATGTTTCTCCGACTAAAGACAACTACTACGCAGGCATGAATTTAGAAAGACCTGAGCAGGGGACTAAGTTAACACTTAGAGATTTTTTAACACCAGATATAAGCTACTAATGAAAAAGTATTACAAAACAAAAACAACTAATATAACTAAGCTAAAGTCCTACTTGGAAACTAAGCCAAAATCAAATAAAAATGACAGATTTAAAAGACACTCTACAAGTAGGAATAGCTAACGGATCAGCTATTGGTTTTAGTATTACAGATTGCAATGAAGTTCTTACTCTTGTATCTTTAATATTAGCAATAGCCTTTACAATATATAAGTTTTTTAAATTAAACAAAGATGCCTAAAAAACGTAAGCTAAACAGCAACAATCCTAAGTATAACAAAAACAAACAGGATGATATTAAAATGCGTAAAGAATTTGTTAGAGAAGTTAAAGGCTGCAAAATCTATAAATCATACTTCATCTAGTTTGATACAAGCCAACATACTTATTATTAGAAAGACATTTACTGACAAATCTACCATTGGTGAGTTGTTTTTAAATGGTGAAAAGATGTGTGATACATTAGAGCTGCCTTATAAAGATAATCAAAGGAGAATATCTTGCATACCAGCAGGAGAATACTCAGCAAGACTTAGATACCCAAGAGAAAGTGGATCAAGAGATTACTTGCATATATTAGTAAAAGATGTACCAAATAGAGATTATATTCTTTTTCACAGAGGTAATACAGCTAAAGATTCAAGGGGCTGCATCCTAGTAGGATTAAAAAGCCAACAAGACATTGTTTATAATTCAACTTTAGCGTTAGATTTATTACTAAAAGAAATCATAAATTTGGGAGTAACAGAGATGAATTTAATAATTAAAAATAATTAATATGAAATTTTTAGAGAAATACCTTATTGGTCAGATGTTCAAATCAAAAAAGTTCTGGTACGCAGTAAGTTCTATCGTTGTACCTGCAATAGTAAAGTTTTTAGGAGTTGATGTAGAAACTGCTCAGAACTTATACTACGCACTACTAACTTTAGTTGTTGGACAGGGAATAGCAGACATTGCAAAGAAATAATAGATACAGATTAAAGCCACACGAAATAGTGGCACTACAAAAAATGCGAGAAGCCGACACTAGGAATGTTCTAGTGATCGGCGACTTGCACGAACCTTTTTGTTTAGATGGCTACTTAGAATTTTGCCAAGAGCAATACGAAAATTGGAATTGTACAGATGTAGTTTATATTGGTGACATCATAGATAATCATTATACAAGTTTTCATGAGATAGACATAGAGGCTGAATACACAGGAAAGCAAGAGTTAGAACACGCTATAAGCAAGATAGCTAAATGGTACAAAGCTTTCCCTAAAGCAACTGTAATTGTAGGTAATCATGATCGTATGATTATGCGTAAAGCTCAAACATCTTTAATACCTAGTAAATGGATAAAGTCGTATAAAGAAGTTTTAGAAGTTCCTAATTGGGAATTTGTAGACAGATTAGTAATAGATGGCGTACAGTATATACACGGTGAAGCAGGAACGAGCAGAAGCAAATGTCGTGCTGATATGATGAATACAGTACAAGGTCACTTACATACTCAATGTTATATAGAACACTATGTAGGTCAAAACTTTAGAGTATTTGGTATGCAAGTTGGCTGTGGTATAGACCACGATACATACGCTATGGCTTACGCTAAGCGTGGCAAAAAACCTTCTATTGCTTGTGGAGTAGTTTTAGATGGAACAACACCCATTAATCTTTTGATGCCTTTATAATGAAAGACAAAATCTCTTGGCAGCTTTACTTATTATACACAATTATAATAATAGCCATTTTAAGCTTATTTGTATAACCTCTAAGACACTTTTACCCCTTTTTAATACCCTTATACTATAACACACTTACAAGTGCTTAAAACAAACATTCTTATTATTGTTGATTACTTTGTTAATAACTTTGTAAGTAATTTTGTTAGTAATTAAAAAGTTTTGTATCTTTGTGTCATATTAATCAATAAAAAAGAATTATGAAATTTACAAGTAAAAAAACAGGCAAGTCTTTTATAATATGTGGAAAGGCTGCTGCTGACTTTTTGTATGCTAAAAATGCAAGAGGACAATTTATTAATGACTTAGATAGTTATTATATAGATAAGAAAGATGATATAAGTCAGGTTAAGTTTTTCTTAGGGTGTGTTGGTATGACTATGCTAGCTATTGGATCAATTTTATTACACTTACAATGGAACTTCTAAATATAAAATTAAAATGCCAAACTTTTTATTTTTACCCTAACGGTGAGTATAAAGATTTTGCAGTGTTAGATTTAAACACAGCTACTTATGGAACTGATATTAAAGAAATAAGCAAAGCAATAAGAATTTTAGGAACACAAGAACAAATTTATAAAGCTCTTGATGATTATTGTAAAGTTAGTGGTCTTAATTTAGATGAAGCATTCAACTTTACAGATAAAGATAAAATAAAAGAATATACAAAACATTATAAAAATAAAGGACTAATAATAAATTTAATATGAAAACTGAAAAACTAAAAGAAAAGTATTTAAAATACGGATTAGAAAAAGCTGATGTTTTTAAACATCAACACTATATAATTATCACAAGATCAGGAATTGAAAAGATTGCTGCTATTGAAAATATAAACATACATTATGAGGTAGTTAAATGCGAAACTAATTTTGCTGCTGTAAAAGCTATTGCAACAAAAGATACTAATACTATTGAAACCTATGGATCAGCTTTAAAGGGCAATACATTTAAGGAAGGTAATACTAATAGTTGGTATGTATTAGAGATGGCGCAGAAAAGGAGTTTTAGTAGAGCTGTGCTTCAGCTTACTGGAATGTATGAGCTTGGCGTATTTGGAGAGGATGAAAGCGAAGACTTTAAAAAGAGTAATAACTAAATAAATAATTATGGCAATACCTTTAAACAGTATTAATAAACCAGAAGCAGAAGCAGAAACTAAAATTAATACTTTAAAAAAAGAAAATGAAAGACTTAGGGATTATAATACTAAACTAAAATTAGACCTTATAGATATAAAAAAAACAATTAATCAAATATTAACAATACTAAACAAATAAAAAATGGAAATTAAAGGAACATTAGTAAAAAAACTAAAAGTAGAAGCAGGAACATCTAAAGCTGGTAAGGCTTGGCAAAGTCAATTATGTATAATAGATACTGACTTAGATTACAAAAATCAGGTAGCTATAAAATTTATGGGCGATAAAATATCTTTATTAGACAATGTTAATGAAGGAGATCATGTTACTGTAAGCTGTAATGTATATTCAAGAGAATATAACGGTAGATTTTACAACAACATAGATGGCTGGAAAATAGTTAATGGTAATTTAAAAGAAACTTCTACTGCTGATTATGTAACATCTGATGATAATAACGATATGCCTTTCTAATATGACACACGAATTAAACTTATCAAACTTTAAAGAAATATGCAATCTTGCCACAAGAGTGATGAGATTGCCTGAAAATTCTTTAGCATTAAAAACTAGGAAAAGAAATATACAAGCAGTACGATCTATTGCAGGTTATATAGGATTAACTGAAGAGAATATACCTAGACATATAGTTGCTAAAGTTTTAAACAGGAAAAGGTGTGTAACTTATCATTATGAAAGTCATCATAAAAAAAATTTTAAAAAATGTCCTGTTTACAGAACAGCTTTTGACAAAATATATCAAGCGTATAAAGGTATTGATGACAGCAAAAAAATATTTACAGATAAGCATTTTATGAAAAGTCATTTGCTACAAAATGGTGTTGTTGAAAAGTTAGAATCTGATGTTACACTAGAAGTAACAAGTGGTCAAACTACTTGTAAAATTAAAACTTCTTACTTTGATTATTCTAATCAATTTGAAAATGTTAAGTTAGCACTCGAAAATTATCACTTTACAATAAAAATAATTTAATGCAAAAACCAAACTACTACGCAGTTATCCCAGCAGATGTAAGGTACTCTAATTTAAAACCTAATGCTAAACTTTTATATGGGGAAATAACAGCATTAAGTGGCAAGTTAGGGTACTGTTATGCGACTAACAATTATTTTGCAGAATTGTATGGGGTTAGCAAAAACACTATTAGCAGTTGGATAAGTGATTTAAAAAAACTAGGATTTATAACTGTAATTGTAGAAAGAAATGATAAAAAGCAGATAATAAAAAGATGTATAGGTATAACTAAAAAGATTGATACCCCTATACTT